AAGACACCCCGGTTATAAATTATGTAGCAAGAATTAACGGCAATAGCGGTATTCATATTCATTATACCGTGCTTAAATGTAATGAAAAGAGGCATATAGGAAATAGTTACGTCTGTGATTCCAACAGTGTATTAATTACTCCTTTAAATTTATCTAAATTAGAGAAACTAGTTTATGCCGTCGTTGAGTAAACTTTATACAACAAAACAAATAAACAAGCTGCGCGAAAATCTTATAGCTAAGCACGGAGACAAGTGCTGTATTTGCCGTAAACCTCGTTCTAATTTTAAGAAAAACTTAAGCGTTGACCATTCCCATAAATCAGGACGCATTAGAGGTCTACTTTGTTTCAGATGCAATAAGTTTCAATTAGGGCGTCACACTATAGAAAGCCTTAATAATCTTCTTTATTATTTATTTGAATATGATGTACCAGTAGACTCTAACGATGAATATTGGGAAACCCTTAAAGCAATAGTGGAGCACAAATGAAAAAAATTTATAAAAAGATACTTGTCATACCAGACGCACATGCTCCTTGGGTAAATTGGGAAGCTCTTAAACAAGCTTATAAATGGCGACTTAAGCACAAACCAGATTTAGTAATATGTTTAGGAGACCTAACAGACCAAAAAATATGGTCTAGATGGCCTAAAGACACTGACGATGCCAGTCCTAGTGACGAGTATTTACAAGCAGAAAAATGTCTTAAAAAGCTGCATAAGTGGTTTCCTAAAATGCTTATTTTGCGCGGTAACCACGATGTTAGAATTCAGGCTCGCGCAATAGAAGCTGGTATTCCAGCACAGATGTTTAAAGACGTAGACGACGTGTTTAACTATAAAGGCTGGAAATGGGTAAAACAAAATTCTAAGCTTGTAATACAGACAGCTAGGGGACCTATATTGTTTGTACATGGCGACGAACAAGGCGGTACAGCCGCGCAAAAATCTAGAATTTTAGGAATGTCGCTAATACAAGGTCATACTCATAAAGCAAGTATTACATACACTACAACACTTAAAGGTACTATTTTTGGCGCTGAGATGGGCTGCATAATGGACATAGAGTCTAAAGCAGCTAAGTACGCGGCAGCTAATCCAGTAGGCTCAAGTATAGGATTTGGTGTGGTTAAATGGGGTGTACCTTACTTTGTTGACTTTGTACCAGGTATGCAAGTATAATCAATGGATGATTACAACTTTATTCACTACTATAAGTCTTAGCCTAGGTTTACCTACAGGTTTATTAAGCAGCTTATGTTACGTTGAATCTAAGCATAAAATAAACGTTATACACAAAGATGACGGCTCAGAAGATAGTCTAGGCATTTGCCAAATACATTACACTACAGCTAAAGAACTAGGTTTTAAAGGATCTGTTAAAGATCTTATGAAACCAGAAAATAACATTTTATATGCTGGCCTTTATTTAAAAAAACAAATTAAGCGATATAAATCTATCACACGTGGTGTGATAGCCTATAATAGAGGCAATGCTATTTTCTTGATTTCTACAAGTTATCAATATAAGGTTTATAAACAATGGAGGAAAGATTATAATGTTCAAACCCGGTGATAAAGTACGTGTAAAATTAAATTCATTATCTAATCTAGATAAACACAAAATTTATGAAATTTCAGAAGCTACGCCTTACCATAATGAAATCACAATAAAAGATTTTCCTGGAATTCACAATATTTCAATTTTTGATAAAGTAGAAGAAAAACCAAATTACGTAGATGTAGGCATGATAAAAACAGCTTCAAAAAATGATCAAAACAAAGTAGATTTAAGCCTTATTCCTAAAATTTCTATGATAGAGCATGCAAAAGCTTTTATGGTAGGCGAAAAAAAGTATGGCCGATATAACTATACTAAAGGGCACAAAGCTAGCCAACTAGTAGCAGCAGCTATGCGGCATCTTACAGCTTGGAACGAAAGAGAAGAAACAGACCCTGTAGATGGACAACACCATTTAGGCAGTGTTATGGCTTGCTGTTCAATGATACTAAGACAAATGGAATTGGGTACTCTTAAGGATGATAGATATGAAAATAATAAAGAGTGAATATAACACGTTTTGGGATGTGGACCACACGCTTATATTTCCCACTGATCCAAAAGTACCCGGAATTAAAGTTTTAGTGTACGACGCAGTAACAAAGAAATTCTTGACAATGATAGGCAACGAAGCCATGATAAGGCTTATGAAAGAAGAAAAACACAGAGGCGCTAACATTACAGTCTGGAGCAGAGGAGGGTATGAGTGGGCAGCAAATGTTGTACGCGCACTTGATTTAGTGCCTTATGTTGATACTGTTATGACTAAACCTCTAGCTTATATGGATGATCTTGAAATAAGTAAATGGCTAAAATACCGCGTTTATATACCGCCAACAACGAGTTATAAAAAATGAGCAATGAATTTTCAAAAGCAGACCAAGCATTAATAGACTATTTTAATTCAGGCGCTGATTTAGCTGAAGAACTTAAACGCGTAATTATTAAAAACAATGCCGTGCTTGATGACAAAACAATAGTAAGCCTTAATAAGTTTATTATTGCAGCACATGAAATTGCAGATCTTCAATTTGAATTAGAACGCAAATCTTATAAAATAAACTAAACAACTAAACCAATTACTAAGGAGTAATAATGGGATTAACTGAAGTCGTGTCGTTAGAAGCAGAAGTAACCTACAGCTTGGGTAAATATAATAAAAAAACGGGAAAAACTGATCCTAAGTCAGTAGAAGGGTATTACCTAGGTAAGCGTGTTGTAGAAACCAAGCTAGGCGATAGTTCTATTCATTTTTTTCAAACTGAAAAAGGACCTGTAGGCGTATGGGGTACAAAGTACCTTAATAGCAAACTTTCTAATGTTAAACCCGGAACTATGACAAAAGCTGAATTTGTAGGCATGAAGCCGACACCTCGAGGCGATATGCGGTCATTTAAGGTATTTCAAGACAAAGAAAACACAATTGAAGTTTCAGTAGAACCACCAGTAGCTCAATACGCTGATGAATTTGCAGCTGTTTCAGACAATCGCGCAACTTATAACGAAGACGACAAAAATGAAGACGACAAAGATGAAGACAACAATAGTGGATATGAAGCGCCTTCTTATGCAGCAGCAACTGTAAATAATACACAAGTGTCAGCAGCTGAACGACAAGCACGCGTACAAGCTTTATTGAACAAAGGTAAAAAGAAATAGTTTTTGAACTGAGGCGGGGAAGCTGTGGCCCATCGGATAAGTGACTAGTAATGTTCGTCTGCCACTGGAACCCGCATTCTGTGTAGCAGGCTAAAACTGAGTGCAATCCTGCGCATAGGGAGCCTTGTTGCTGGAGTCGCGACCAGCCAGTTCATTTGTTTTAAATTCTTGGAGTGTAGAAGTTAACGGACACTTAATACGAGTAGGGTTAAGTCCCAATTCTGGTCCAAGGGTTTGAGCCTGTAAGGTTAATTACTTAGTATAAGCGCAATTACGAGAGTAGTTTAAGTCTAAGAGCCTTATAGGCTGGTTTTTTGGAGTAACATGCTTTATAGATTAATAGCACCTTCATGGGCAACAGATTTAAAGAAAACGCTTGAAGGTGAGTTTTCAGAATCTGATATAAAATCACTTAACGAAAAAGGTTACAATGTTTATTATTGGCCTAATCCTCCTAGCATTTTTGATAGCAACAAACCTGTAGATGGTTCTCAGATAGATACTTTCAATCAAGTATTTATAGACATGGATTTAAAAGATGGAGTTTACCCTAGTAAAGATGCATTTATAGATACTTTATTAGCAGCAGATTTACCGCCTACAAAAATAATTGATTCTGGCAACGGCGTACACGTATACTGGCAAGTAACAAACTTAGATGCCATGAGTTATCTTCGTTTTCAACGCCGCCTAATGCGGTTATTTAATACGGACGAAGCTGTGTCTAAAATAGCGCAGCTTATGCGCTACCCGGGTACGTTTAACACAAAAGTTAAACCCTTCGTTGCTTGCGTTCTTGTAGCGGAATCAGAAGTAGTATACACAGCCGAAGAACTAGACAGATTATTACCTAGCATAACTAAAGCCGACGAAGATTACTGCAAAGCGCATTACGATAAAACTTACGGACTAGCAGAACAAGTAAAAATCAGCGATAAAATACCATCAAAATTTAGTGAGTTAGTGCGCAATAACTCAGAAGTTAAAGGCTTATGGACTGGACCCACAGATGACCGTAGCAGTAATGATTTTCGATTAGGTCATCTTATGTTTGCTAACGGATTTACTAAAGAAGACGCTATGGCTGTACTAGCACAATCAGCAAAAGCATTACAGCGTGCTCCAGTACATCGTATTAGTTATGCACAAAACATTGTAGATAAAATATGGACATTTGAAGCTAGTACAGATACAGAAAAACAAGATCCTACCTACAATACAGTTAAAGAAATACTACGGCGTCAAGGAAACGATCTTAAAGGTACTCGCATACCTTGCTGGCGTTATATAGACAACACACAAGGCGGCTTTCGAACTGGTCAAGTCTTAGGACTTGTAGCAGGTTCTGGTGTAGGTAAGACAGCTATGGCGCTAAACATATTTTTAGGTTTTGTAGAAAATAATCCTGATTTAGACCATTTTTTTGTGCCATTGGAACAACCAGACAGAGAGATAGCCGATAGATGGGCGACTATGTGCGGACCTAAAACGCATTTGCATAATAAAGTACACATAATAAGTAATTATACAACAGAAGGTGTTTTTAGAGACTTATCATTAAATGATATAAAACAGCAAATTCTTGACTTTCAAAAAGCTACAGACAAAAAAGTAGGTTGCGTAGTTATAGACCACATAGGCGTTTTGTGCAATAATAACAAACTAGGAGTTGAAGAAGGACTTAAAGGCATAGCTAAAAGCATGAAAGGTTTTGCTATGGAGACTAATACGTTTCTTATTATGCAATCACAGACTTCAAGAGACAAGGCAGGTATTGGTGATTTAGAATTAAACAAAGATGCTGCGTTTGGCACAAGTGTATTTGAGAATTTTTGCGACTACCTTGTAACTTTGTGGCAACCTCTTAAACGTGTTTATAGCTTAGGCGCTCCTACAATTTTATCTTACAAGTTTTGTAAAATACGCCACAAAAAGCAAAATCAGGACCAAATTATGGAAGACACTCCATATTCTGTGTTTTTTGATCCTCAGACAGAGCTTATAAGAGAGCTTACAGAATCGGAAGAAAAAGGTTTAGGGTACTGGGTAGGACAAGCTACACACAGGCGTAAAGCTGACCGAAAAACAGATGTAGTTAATTACACTTCAATTAGATGGGCTGACAATGCTAAACGTGATTAGAAATTTAAAAGCTTTAAAGGATTTAATAGAATATTTAAAGCCTTTTGACTATATAGCGTTTGATACCGAGACTACTGG